TGGTGGCCCAATGGGGCAGCCAGGTATTACAGGAACGGATTTGGCTCCTATGGCTTATGAAGCTGTGAGTTCTCCGGTATCGCAGCCATCTGTTACCGGGACGGCCTTGGACACTTTTGGCGGCGGTTTTGGTGGCGGTGTTGGTACGGGTGAATTTGGTGGCAATCCTGAATCTGCTTCTGATCTGGGTTACAACCAAGGCGGCATGGTCACACCCGAACGCTTAATGGGCCGCGCTCCTGCACCAGACGACGGCTACGGGGCGCTGCAGGGCGGTGAGTACGTCATTACCAAGGCGGCGGTGGAGAAGTACGGCAAGCGTCTGCTGGACGCTATCAACAACGGGACATTCAGATGACAGACGATGATTTCCGTCGCCTTGAGAGCAAGGTTGACAAGCTGACCGACGCTGTTGGCAAGTTGATCCTGTTCGAGGAAAGGCAAGCCAACCAGGGGCAACGCATAGGCGCAGTTGAAACACAACTCAGCATCCATGAGTCTATGTTGCATCGCACTGACCGCAAGATCGACCAGTGGATCAACAGAGGCATTGGCATTTGGGCAGCAGCAGCTATCGTCTATTCACTCATCCAGTTCTGGAAAAAATGATTGACCTCACCAAGGCCATTGGAGCCGTTGCCGCAAGCATTGCAGCCATTGGCGGCGGTTACACCCTTGCTGACAAGTTTGGTTGGTTTGACAGGGCTATTCTTGAGTGGTCACCAGAGCATTTTAAAATTGTGGCAGATGCTGGACAGCCTATTAACGTGACTGTTGCTCGAATCAAAAAGCGTGATGACTGCTCGGTCGAGAGTTTTACGCCAAGTATTAGGGATGCAGCAGGCATGGTGCATGAAGCCACGACTACAGCAAGCAAGTTCAGTGGCCCAGCGGGGCCAACAATTGACACGTTTACCTACCAGTTGACAATGGTACAAAAAGAAAAGATCGCACCTGGGTCAGCAACTCTGTTGGCAACAATCAAGTACAAATGCCCAGAAGGTGAGCGTGTTGTTCAGTATCCCCGCCATGCAAATCTAAGTTTTGACCTTAAAGGCTAATCATGCTGACTTTACTCTCAACCCTGATTAGCTTCCTGGCTGGTGGTTTACCAAAGCTGCTTGGTTTCTTCCAGGATCGTGCTGACAAGAAGCATGAGATGGCAATGGCTCAACTCCAAACTGAGCGTGAACTGGAGTTACGCAAGGCTGGCTTTGAAGCACAGCAACGGGTGGAGGAGATCAGGATAGAAGGCCAAATGATTGAGGCAGAGGCATCAGAACGCACTGCTATCTATGCTCACGACATTGCCATTGGTCAAGGTGCTAGTCAGTGGATGATCAACCTGCGGTCAGGTGTAAGACCATTGCTGACATACGGCTTCTTCCTGCTGTTTGCTTTCGTTGAAATCGGTGGCTTTGTCTACGCCTGGAATCACGGTATTGAATTTGATGTGTTGATTGAGAAACTTTGGGATACCGATACCCAATTGATCTTTGCTTCAATCATTAGTTTCCACTTTGGTGGCAGGGCATTCAAGGGTGGGAAAGATTGAAAGTCTCTCAGCGGTGCAAGGACATGATCAAGCACCATGAGGGTGTTCGATACAAACCCTACCGTTGCCCTGCTCGACTCTGGACAATAGGAGTAGGCCATGTTCTCTATCCAATTCAAGGCCGTTTACCTTTGGATCAAAGAGACTCTTACCCATTGGAGCCAGAACATAACCGCACGTTTTCCAAAGAGGAAGTAGATGGAATCCTTAGTGCTGATCTCCAGCGATTTGAAGCTGGCATCACCAAACTTTTTCCTATGGTACTTACCCCAGGTCAGAATGATGCTCTTGTCAGTTTTGCTTTTAACCTTGGTCTGGGAGGCGTACAGCGTAGCACCCTCCGTCAGAAGGTTCTTAGGGGTGAGATTGAAGAAGCCTCCAATGAGTTCCTGAAGTTCACCAGAGGGGGTGGCAAAATTCTCCCAGGATTAGTTAAACGTCGACAGGACGAACGCTCACTGTTTTTATCCTGAGCAGGTTCATAGCATCCCGCAGATCACCCCTGAGTTGCTCAAGTGCTTCCTGCTGGGCCTGTAACCTCAAATAAGCATCTAGGGCAAACTTGTCCAATGTCGTTCGCTCCCAGGCTGCGAAGTTTGGTAGATCGCTCAATTTGATTCCTTATCCATTGTGGCCCACCAAGCTGTAATAGCTTGATACGCTGTTCTTTGCTGAGTTTGATTGTGTACACCACTTCAAGATTTTGGGTGGGACGTTTCAAGGGCGTTTTCTCGGTAATGGAGCCCAATGCGTCCAAAACTGCGATCCAGGCTGATTTTCGTAGTGTCCCATCGTAGCCACGCCTGACCTGCCAAGCAACAAGACTTTCATGCCAGTCGGTGTGTCTTGGTCAATTTGAATCCAATAGTAATCATCTGCCACTACCGTTGATCTGGTGCTGTCCAGACGGTACTTTATTTCACGCTCAATTCTCTCGAACTCATCGTCTTCAGTGATCATGTGTTGCGCTCCTTTAGTTTGGCTTCGACTGCCACTGCAATTGCCATGTGATTTCCAACCTGCCAGAACTCGTCGCTTTCAATCTGCGCGAGGTCTTCTGCTTCCAGCCCCTGCCACGGGCGCTGTAGTTGGATGGTGTAAAGTGGCAAAGCCCGTTGACCTTCTTGAATGTCCGTGGGGTTGTCAGTCACATAAACAGACTGCCCATCCTGCGTGTAAACCATCCACGCCACCGGCTCGGCTTGCTGCTCCAGCGCGGCTTTTAGGGCGGTGATGGCTGGCCCAATAATCTCGGGTCTGCGATTGCCGGTGCTTGCGTATTGCAACGCCTCCAGCGCCTGCTGCGCGGCTTGTCTTAGGTCAGTCATGGTTGCTCCTTTGTGCCAAGGTCGGCTTTAGTTGTTTGTCGGACTGCAATTGCTTTCCCCTGCCACACCGCCCAAGCGTCACTAAGTCGTATCCTCCACCAGACCCAGCTAGGTTCCGGCAATGCTGGCTCCCAGTGCTTACCGTCTGGGGACGATTGTGTCGGGTTGTTCATTAACTCTTTCACTGTGATCATGTCCGCTCCTTAATGCCGTGGGCGGCTTCGATGGCACGGGCAAATTTTTCAACAGAATAAAACCCCGCTACGCTTTTAAGTTCAACGTAAATTCTCATCATCTCCTGATCCGTCAGCGGCTTGCGCTGTGCTGCCTTCTTGCCATCTGCGAAACCTCGCTGATACACGATCAGCAGCGTGTCTGGCTCATCGTCCAGCTTGGCTTTTGCCATCTGGCGCTTTGATTCAAATCCTGTCATGTCAACTCCTTTACTTCGTAGTCTTTGAACACTGTTCCTTTGCTGGCATTGCCCCGCCAACATTCCTTGACCCAGCCCCGTTTGCCTGACTTGTATGTACGCCAGTGGCCTCTGGCCTGATGCCTTCGGGGGCTTGCGTGTGTACCGCCGCGAGACTCTGACTGCGGCTTTGGCGGCTCAATAACTATTGTGTGCCAGTCATAAGATGGTAGTTTGCCTTCTTTAATTTTGCGGCGGTTTGTAAATGTGTCTTTTACTGTTGGGACGTAAGCCTCTACGGGCATATCCAACGATGCGTAAAACATAGTCACAATCGCGCACATCATTGACTGGTCTTGCGGGTCAATAGGCTTGTCAACTTCGCCCGTCTTTGGCTCTCCGTTGTCTTCGGCAAAAAGAAAAGTTCCAAGGGTTTTGTACCCCGTTGGTTTCATAATCCAGCCCGTCACAATGGTGGCCGTCGGTTCAGCCAACACCGATAACATAAAGTCACCCTGCGCTGTCTTGCCACACAACATCATGTTTTTGTAAGGTGCGGGGTGCAGTAGATACTTTTTCTGGTCGTAGCCGATGTATTCCTTGATTGCGCCAGTCACATCAAACCACTGCATTTGCGTGGGGTCAAGGTCAGCCACCGATACCATCTTGATCATTTCTTTAACCAACGGTGTCATGTCGTTGTCCTTGCTCGGATTCTTGCGGAAAAGACTTCACCGCCCTTAACCATCCCACGTTCTTCACACACCTTCGCGCAAGCCTCACGCTCGGCCACCACCGCATCATTGATACGCTTTAGCCACAACTCGGCCTTTGCAAACCCAATCTCACGTTCGATAGCTCGGGCAAAGTCAACCACATTTTGATGGTCAAGGCAGATGTGCACACCACCCTCGCCATCGCTGTTGCATTTCCAAATCTGTGCTTCAGTAAGTTTCATGTCAATCCCCCCTCATACGGATAGCTTGTGCAAGCATCGTAAGCGTCGGATACTGGTCGGCATTGACGCTTGCATCAGCCAGTTTTGCAATTTCCTCTCGCTCGGCAGCGGCAACAAGGTTGGCGAAGTCACACATAAACGCCGTAGTCATGTTGTTCTTGTTCCAGTGCTGGCCCTTGGTAAGCCCAGCCTGTTTCGCCAGCTTGATAACGTCGTCTTTAGTCATGTCAAATACCCCGCAACAAAAGCAATCCCAGCAACCCCGCAAATCGCCAAGATCACTGCAAGCAGCAGGTCAAGCCAGCCATAGGCGAATAAACTCTCAACTTCATCGTCTTTCATAGTGTTGTCCTTTCTAATTTCAAAATGAAAGAGTCGGTGGTGACGTTGAGCCATTTGGCGTGAGATGCCATTAACTTTAACGTCGCCAGCGCCTCCTGATACGCCGCCAGCAACTCCTGATTGCTCTCATGTAACCGGCGCAGTTCGGCAGCGGCATCTGCGTGAGCCTGCAAAACACTTCGGTCAAGTATGTCTGCCAATGCTAGGGCTTCTGGTTGTGTCATGTAAACTCCTTTACTTTGAGCGCATAAACGGTGTGCAAGTAGTTTGACCTTTTGTTTTTCTTGTCGGCTTCTGCTTTGGCCTCAACTCTGTTTCGATACTGCCCGCGAATAGTGAATGATTCAAAGTTTCCTCTGCTGTACGGCAGTGGCGGATGCTTTCGCACAATCCAAATAACTTTCATGCCAACTCCTTTAGTTGAGCCTGCAAACGTATATGAAAGCTATCCTCGCTGTCATCACCAGACAACAGCCAGTCAATGCGCTGTGCATAAACGTAGCCCATCTTGAGTACGATCATCGCCCTTTCAAACTCTTCTATGGTTTCGGGGCTGTAGCGATTTCCGATGTTGTCGCCCCACTCATTCTTTTCCTTGCTGTTGTTGGTCAGAATCTGACTGCCAATGTCATCTGCCATGTCAAGCAACGTGTGCTGTTTGTAATTAAAGTGTCCGCCGCTCATAATGGTGACTCCTCGTGATTGTTTGGGTTGAAAGGCATCGGCGGGATAGGCCGGTTCGGGGGCAGTTGGGTTGGGAAAGGCCAAGTATTCATACCGCCTTCTCCGCATCTGCCAAGAACTTCCTTAAACGCTTGATCCTGGCGTCCTCATACGAAACCACACTGGTGGCATACTCCACGGCACTGTGGGCTTCCAGCTTGTGCAGTTCAGCGTCAGCCAGTTCGGCTGCTGCCATCTCGACGGGCGTGAGCCGCCTTGCCATCTTCTTGAATTGTTGCGTCAATGTCATGGTCGTCTTCCTTCTTTTAGTATCTCCATCCGTTCCCGGCTGGCGCGTAAGGTGCAGTAGCGTTGGTGGATGCGCTCTAGCATAGACACTCTGCGGTGTTTCAACTTCTCCTCATCCAGCAAAGCCAATAGTTCGGCCTCACTGTAGTTGGGCAGGTTACTTTGAAATTTTCTCCAAGTCAGCAATTCTCTTCTCCAGTTCAGTGATATGGGAAGTCACCTTGTTATAGGCCCGGCTGGCGCTGTTATGCGTCCGGGTGCGGATTGCAAGTTCAGCCTGTGCGGCCCTCAACTTAGCTTTGAGTTGGGTTAGTCTGTTCATGTCAAGAAGTTTAGCACATAAAAGTTATTTCTTCAACATCATTCCGGTTGCTTGGCCTTCTTCAATAACAATCCAGCCGTTTTCATGGACTTCAATGATCTTGGCTTCAATCAGATTGATGATGTATCGGGCGTTCTTTCCATCAATCAGGTTTCGGCGTGAACCAGCCGCAAGTGCGCCAGGAAAGTTTGATATGCCATTGGTAACGGCCCAATCGCGCATCACTGACTTGGTGAGGTAAGGTGCGCCGCCTCGCTCTTCTGCGCCTGATGACCACCAGGCTTTCTCAAAATCTGCAAACCCAAGCGACTTATCCTTTTGCTTGGACTCTGGCACTTCGCCCTTCACCACCACGGCGCTGGTGACTGCCTCGCCATCTTCATCCATCCAACCGGGTATCGCCACCGATTCCAAGTCAACGTAGACCGGCGCTGCCATCTCGGCGTCTTTGCTTTTGCGCTGGACGATCTCAATTGACTTGTCGCCCTTGGCGGGTATGACGCTGATCTCAATGTCCAATGCGCCACGCCATGCGGATGAGCCACGCGCACGGTGCTGGGCCTCTTCGCTGACGCCTGTGTGGTGAACCAGAATGACAGTGCAGTCAAACTCTTGCATCAGTGCAGCGCAGGCGTCCAGCATGGTCTTAGCGTCTTGGGCGCTGTTCTCGTCACCGGCCATGAATCGGTGCAGGGTGTCCACCGTGATCACATCAGGCTTGATCTTGAGCGCCCGTATGGCCTCCACTACCTTCAGATAACCCTCGGCAGTGTTGAGGTCTACGCCCGACTTGCTGACCCACATATTCAGGTTGCTGACGTTGTTGTGGTGCTTCCAGGCTGCAATACGTGAGCGCAGGCCGTGATGCCCTTCACCGGCTAAATACACCATGTTGCCGGGTCTGACCTTGTGGCCGAACCAAGTGGCTTTGCCGCTGGCAATGTGCAGCATCCAGTCCAGCGTCACGAACGTCTTGCCGCCACCGCTGGGGCCATGCACCATGACTAACGCCTTATCCTGTATCCAATGCTTTACGAGCCACGAAATTGGTGCAGGCTGCGCTGAAAAACCGTCGGCATGGATAAGGTAGTCTGTTGCCACAACGGGCTTCAACAGCAAAGCCAAGTCATGCCCCGCTTGCACGTAATCATTAGCGTCACCCGGCACTGGCGGTGTTGTCATGCGTACCCCATACTTTGCGCTGGCCTGTTCGGCGTAGCGTTGCCCAACTCCACTAGCGTCATGATCGGCCACAATGCAAATGTCCAGCGTCGGGTGGCCTTCCTTCAGTATCCCCGTCACCGGAACCAAATTGCTGGCGCTGTATGCCACCGCGCAGGGCTGGCCTGTCACCTCGGCTATGGTGGCGGCTGTCGCAAAGCCCTCGGCAATGTAGAGAGTAGTGGCGTCATCCATGCTGCCGACTAGCCAGTACATCGAGCCGGTCTGTCCACCAGGGTGATACAGCTTGCCACCAGCATGGTCAATATATTGAATGCTGGAGAGTTCCCCGTCTGAGTTGTACAAGGGAACCATCAGCCTGCCGTCACCCGTAATCCGTGCGCCGTGCGCCTTGATGCCCTTGCGCTGAAGGTATGGATGCTCGGGACTTGCTGCCCCGGCCTGTGACCAGATGAGATCGACGGTATTTGCGGCCACCTCGCGGGACTTTTTCACCTCGGCATCCCGCTGGGTCTTGGCCTCGGAGAGCCTGCGGGACTGTGCCATTTCCTCTACTGGCGTCAGGCTGCGGCCAATGTCTGCTTTCCACGATGATTCAAAACCAGAGCGCCAGCAGCCAAAGCGCCCAGCCGGTACGCCATCACTAAAGGCAACGTACCAACCCGGCTTGTCGTGGCCTTTCTCGCCCTTAGTGCCACTGTTGAAACGGTGCAGTTTGCCGTCTAGATAGATCACATCTGGCGGCTTCAATCCTGCGGCCAGCATGGCATCTTTGAGTTGTATGTCAGGTGCATCAACCTGCTTTTGAGAGGGCGGCGACCAAGGGCCACCAAGGATATTTGAGAGGTCTGCCATTTATTTCACATCTTTCGTCATAAAGTTGTTGACACTGTACCATGAACTTGTGATACACTGCAAGCACGCTTCGAACTGAGTTACAGACGGAAGCGCAAACTAGGAGAGCCACATGGCTATTTCGTTGAAACGCACCAGCGGCCTTGCAGCCAATGGCGTCAAGCTGCTTGTCTACGGGCAAGCAGGGGCTGGCAAGACCAGTCTGATCAAGACTTTACCGCATCCCGTGGTACTGTCGGCAGAGGGCGGTTTGCTGTCTATTGCGGACGCAGACATTCCGTTCATTGAGATCGCCTCAATGGATGACTTACGAGAGGCTTACAGTTGGGTGCTCGAGTCCGAGTACAAATCGGTGGCGCTGGACAGCATCAGCGAGATCGCCGAGGTCTGTCTGAACCATGAGAAGAAGGTCAACAAAGACCCACGCGCTGCTTACGGTGCCATGCAAGAACAGATGGCTGACATCATTCGCGCCTTCCGTGATCTGCCTGGTCGCCATGTTTTGATGACCGCAAAGCTGGAAAAGACCCAAGACGAAATGGGCCGGGTGCTGTACAGCCCATCA